TTTGAATTCCATTGTGGAAAATTATGAAACCTTGGAAACAAAGTTCCAAATTGGTAGCCACAACATTATTCAAGCCAATGGAGTTATTATCCTTAAAAAGTTATATGTATTATTAGTACAAAGGGGCTTTATTAATGCAAAAGCCTAAACTTCCAAGGTTTTTATTTAATACAAATATAACAATTAAGGGAAATAAGGACATTGATGAAAATGGTGAAATATCCTACAAAACTTTAGATACTCAATGCATGTACAAAAAGGAATGTAAAAGGGTATTTCAAGATGGAAAAGTCAACTATGTAGATGAAACAAAAATAATCATAAATGAAGATATTGGGTTTGATTGTTATGGTGGGAAAGCTTATCTCAATGGCTTAATCTTAACAATAGTATCAACATATAAAGATGATATTTATACTGTTTTAATATGTAATTAAGGCATATCATATGTGTGATTTTACAATCAAGTTAAATTCAACCAAAATCAAGAAAATCAACAATAATGCAATAAAAAGCCTTGAAGGGGTAGTGCGTGACATAGTAGAGGATGCAGACATCCCTGTTGATAGTGGTAACTTAAAAAATAATATTACCATAACAAGAAAAAATAATACTATCACAATAACACAAAACGCACCATATGCAGCTCGACAATATTTCCACCCAGAATATAACCATTCAAATGGTGAAGCCAATTGGTTTGAAGAATATATAAATGGGTCTAAAAATGATTTTCTTATTGAGAGTTTTTCAAAGAGATTTGACATATAGGGGGTTGTTGATATGTTAACGGAATACAATGTAAAGGACATGTTAAAGCAGTTAAATATAAATGGGGTAAAACATTATTATGTTGGTACATTAAAGCAAAAAGAAGACTATTCACTTGGTGTCTATAGTGATGGGTATTCTGATGAGAGGGTAGACATAAAGAAGAACACCATGTATATAAGGTTGTTAGTGCATTGGAATGAGAGTCCAGGTCAGACCTTATTAAATTCAATAGAAATAAAGAAAAATATTGATAAATTATCGGAAGAAATAAGAAAAAAAAGAGAATATGAAATAGATGGCATAAAAATAACAAGACTAAAATGTGGCACTCCCATAGATGTAGATAAAGACGAGAATGACATATGTGAGAGGGTTCTACATTTAGAAATCGATTATATAAACGAGGTGTAAAAAAATGAAGTCAGTAAATTATGGTTATGATAACACATTGCTTTTTAATGACAAGAACATTGAGCAAATAACTTCATTGGACTTTGAAACCAACCTTGACTTACTTGAAGTATACTTTGCGGAGAACAAGGGCAAGAAATCCACATTTCCAAAAGGAAGGGATGTAAAGTTCCCATTTACTGCATTGAGATGTGTAGGAGAGGATGGAGAGAAGACAGTCCAAGATGAACTTGTAGACCTTGCTTTTTCATTGGATGAAAAAGAATTGGTAAAACCTGGTACAGTAAAATTCCCTAATGGAAAGCAAATTAGTGGAAATGTACTTTGGAACATTACCCAAATTGGTGCAGGAGCAACCGAAGAGGAAACATATCTTGAAGGTGAAGCAATTTTCCAAGGCGATTGGGTATATGAAGACCAAAAGAGTGAGTAATTAACGAATAGGGAGAGAAGAAATTATGAATAAGATAACAATACCACAATATAATACGAAACCAAAGAAGATAACAAAAGTAAATATCGAGGGGGATGAATATAATGTCAACTCCTCGGTATTGGTTGCGTATGATGCGACAAAGATTTTCAATAAATTGTCTTCATTAACAAATACATTAAATAATGAAGATGGAAAACAAATGGAAGTAATAGAGCAAATCTATACAAATTCATTCAAGCTTTTTGATATACTTCTTGGAGAGAAAAATAGCAAGAAATTGGTTGAAAAGATAGATGCAAGATATGACACAGAGACGGCAACAACTGCAATATTGCAATATGCTATGAGTCTATAGTATATATCTAGTGGAGTAGACCAAAAAGGAATAGATTCCATTTTTTTTAATGGACAAGACGAGCAAACCAAAGAGGATTGATAGATACAATGTAGCCTGGTATGACTTGGTAGATGATTGGGATGTGATAGTTGTATCGATAGCCCAACAATACAACATCTTAATAGATGAAATGGAAGAGGATGATATGTATTTCAAGACTCTCTTAAGGTTAATAAGTGGATTAAAGCCAGATACCTCTCTTGGATATTTGGTTTCAATTCGTTCAGAGGAAGATTATGAGGTGAGGAAGAAGTTCACCCAAGACGAAAAAAAGATTTGGCTCGAATGGCAAAAAAGACTTCCTATTGAATATAAAAAGCAAAAATTACAAGACAAATTAAATAAAACTAATATGGGAGTAGGTTAAAACCTACTCCTTTTTTTGAATAGAGGTGAAAAAGAATGAGTCAAAATAGTAGCAACAATGTTGGAACAGTTACCATGAATTTGACCCTAAACACGAAGGGATTTAATAACTCTTTAACAAGCCTCCAAAACTCCGTTAGTACATTATCCGCGGGCTTTACAAAGGTTGGCAAGGTAATAGCGGCGGCATTTAGCATTAATATTCTTAAGCAATATGCATCGGAATGCATGAGTCTTTATGACATACAAGAGCAAGCGGAAGTCAAGCTTCAAACCATAATGAAGCAAAGGATGAATGCAACAAATGAGAATATCCAAGCTATCAAGGATTATGCAAGTGAATTGCAAGGGATAGGCATATTGGGTGATGAAGTTCTATTGTCAGGAGGTCAGCAACTTGCGTCTTTCTTAAATTCCCAAGAGAGTTTGAAGACCTTAATGAGTGCCATGGCAAACTTGACAGCTCAACAAAAAGGAGTTAATGCAACCTATCAAGATGCAGTTACTTATGCGAACCAATTAGGCAAGGCGATGGCAAACAACTCATTGAGTTCATTAACCAAGACGGGTATTACAGTAAGCGACGAAGAGGAAGCAACCTTTGAAGCTTTAACCAATGAGGAAGAGAAGGCCGCATATCTTGCCAACATCATAACAAAGAATGTTGGCAATATGAATGAAGCACTTGCTAACACCCCAACAGGTAAAATTACACAAATGAACAACGCATGGGGAGATTTAAAAGAAACAATTGGAAGCATTGCGGAAAGTGTTTTGGCTTCTATAAGCACATATTTGACTATTATTATAAACAAAATAAATAGTTGTCTTCAAGCCTTTTCAAAGCTTGTTTCAATGATAACTGGAACAAGTGGGCTTACCGGTCAAATTACTAGTGGTTTAAGTGACGCAAGTGACGAAATCGCTAATAGTGCAACTAGTGCAGGGGATGCCGCTACAGCTATCACAAGAGCAGTCGCCAAATTTGATGAATTGAATAAGGTGACGGATACAAGTTCAAGCTCTTCTGGTAGTGGTGGGGTAGATACTTCAAGCATTTCATCAATAACAAGCGAAACAACAGATACAGAAAGTGCTTTGGATGCATTACAAGACAAAATTAATCAATTAAAGGCTTCTTGGGCTAGTGGTTGGAAAAGTGCCTTTAAAGCAGATACAAGCAAGCTATTGAACAATCTCAAACGAATACAAACAAGCTTGAAATCATTATTTGGAGATAGCGACATCCAAAATGCGTTGGATTCACTTATGAATAATATTGCGAGCGACTTGGGTAGTAAGATGGGAATGTGGGCAAGTATTGGCACAAGCATAGGCACATGGATAACAGGAGGCATTGCAAATTCCCTTGAAGAAAATAGCCCAAATATCAAAAATTGGTTTTTGAGTATGATAACCCAATGGAATAACCAAATTGATAAAGTGAAGGAATTTAGGGCAGCTGTTTCGGATTTGTTTACAGTATTTGAAGGAGATAATGCGACTAACTTATTAGGCAATATAATAAGCATATTTGGCAATGTATTTGGAACAATTACATTACTAGCCACGAACTTTGTAACAGACTTAGAAACTTTATTATTCCAACCATTTATTGATAATGTCGAAGGTATTAAAGAAGCTCTTGATGGTTATATTGGTGATTTTAATAATATTATAAGTGGCGTTAAGGATGTTGTTTTGAACTTATGCAATGACCTTCTTGCATTGTATGATGAGCATATTAGCCCATTAATTCAATCATTAACGGAGAGTCTTAGCCTATTTGTTCAAAGTGTTGTGGATGGGTATAACGAATACCTTCAACCAGTTCTTGAACATCTTAGCCAAAAGTCGGAAGACCTTGTTAAGAAATTAAATCCAATTATTGATAATTTAACGGAAATAATTGGCAATCTTTTCGATTGTGTAAAGATTGGATGGGATACATATCTAAGCCCTTTCATTGATTGGGTATTAGAGACAATTATGCCAACATTAAGCATATTAATTGATGTTCTTGGTGAAGTTGGTTTGTGGATGGGTGACAACCTATTTGATGCCATTAATGTTGGTTTAAGTGGTTTAAATGTATTGTCGCAAGTGCTTGAGGGACTTGTGCAAGTAACAGCGGATGTCTTTGATGCTTTTATTTCCTTAAAAGATAGCATTGTTGACACATTTACATCAATACCAGATGCAATTAAATCC